TTATCTTAAAAATATATAAAAAAAAAATACAATTCTCTATATGATACATTATAAATATTCTTTTCTATTTCTCAGTATGTTAGTACATATAATACACCTCGAGAATTTGAGAATCCTGGGATTTTACATATTATCAACATCCAGTAAACACTCCATCAACAAACCAGGCATAGACAAACAACTATTTTTAATTAATAATATACCCAAGATCAAAAGGCAAACAAAAAGCGCCCATCAAACATCACCAACCAATTAGGGATGCAAGAGACAAAATCTTAAAACACAAACCTTACCGGAGTAAACAAAATGAGAACACACGACGAATCAGAGATAAAAACACTGTTTGAACTACATCAAAACTACAGGGATGTTAACCGGCACTATAAAAATATGCCAGAATGTAGAGAAAGGGATTTTGTTAGAAATGTACTAAAACAAGCTAAAAACCAATATTATCAACAACTTAGGGCAGTACAATGATCGTTACAACAAACCTGTACAAGGTAAATAAAATCAAAATCAAAAAATCATCATTAATAGGACACGAAAAAAATACAGAGATATTTACAATTACGTTTGAGGACAGCGCAGGCGGCTGGACTGAGTTAACTGCATTTATGGAGGATGAGTTTGAATTAAAAGGGTTTAAAATCGACGAATAAAGGGCATTAGAGGCGTTTAATCATACTACCAGCTACCATAGCATTGGTTTTTTAACTAATCGTCGCTAACACGTCAAAGCAACGCAAAATTGATAATAAAATGTTTTACCTAAAGGATAAAACCTATGACAGGATTAATAATTTGGTTTGTGGCATCCATAATAGCCACTATAGTAGCAATATCAATCGTAGCGATTAATAAAAGGAGCTAAAATTGAATCAAAATCAAAGTAATAAGAAATTCACATTACTAGACATGTATGAGGCGTTTATTGTAGGCACGCAATCAGCATATAAAAAACAAATAACAGAGGATGACTACTCATATTTTATGGAAATATCAATTAAACGCGGATGGGCAAATAATGACAGAATCACTTAAATCATGGGAACAAAAAAAGGTTGTGGAATGGTTCAGAAAAACATACCCTGAACATAAAATAGTAATGATTAGCAACGATGGCCCACACTCGCCGGCAGAGAAGGAAGAGAAGATTAGCCTAGGATTATGTAAGGGAGCCGCTGACCTGTATATACCGTTCATAAGCGCCTGGGTGGAAATGAAACGAATAAAGGGCGACACCTGGAGCGAAGATCAAAAAGAATTTAATTTCTATGTGGAGGCAAAATGCAATAACTATTACCTACTGTGCTATGGGCATAAGGATGCTATCAATCAAATTGAGGAATTGATGAATGATAAATGAATTTGTACGCACGTTTTTTGGCATAGATAGACTGATAATCGTTGACTATCTGGAACTATCCCTATACCTGTTTGCCGGAATGGCGATAGCCATGATGATAATAGAGGCGTTTAAAAAATGATAACCAATGACATGTTAATGATCGCAGATAGGCAATCAAAATATGAACAAAAAATAAAAAACCAGGTTGATAAATCAACAACCTATCACGCAAAATATGTATCAGAACACAGAGAGGAATTGAACGAAAAAAGACGAATTTACTTAAAAAAATACAGAGAAAAGAACAAGGCTTTAATATCACTAGAAAATAAAGAGATTTACCAACTAAAAAAGAAGGCAAAAAATGAGCATAGAAAAATATGAATCAGACACAATATGGCTAAAAAAAAATCTTGAGGCCGTTACGGAAAACGAAATTGACGAGTTTATACAGGCAGTGTCAATACTCATATACGATATGACGTACAGCGAAAATGAGGCGAGAAATCATTCACTTGCAATATTAAACAAAAACAGAAGGCGAAATGAAAAAAGTATTTACAACAGGATATGATCAAAAAAGTATTTTTTTAAATCCAAACGAACCAGCTCACGGGTTTAAAAACGATATAAAATGCTTTGGTATTAGAGATATATACCTAGCGTTTTTGGCCGGCGGAACACTACGCATAAACGTACCACAGGACCAAAACATACAGGATTATTTTATTGAGCTGGCTTATAAACGAGGATGGATTGATGACGAAAATAATAGCGATTGACCCTGGATTAAAAACAGGTATTGCAATTATGCAACAAAATGTATTTTTAGACATTTTTACAACAGATTTTTGGGGGTGTATTGAAATTATTGATAATAATAAAACGGCAATGTTTGTGTTGGAAAAGCCAAACACAAACCATGTTTGGCATAAAAAAATAGGATCAGCCAACTACTCTGCATCAATAGGGCTCAGGGTGGGCAGCGTAATCAGAGAGGCGCAATTGATAGAGCGCCACCTACTGCTAAGAACAGCAAATTTTGTTTTGACAACGCCGGCAGGGAAATCAACTGCAACTAATTTTAAAAACATAACTGGCTATGAGGGTAGAACAAACCAGCACGAACGCGACGCAGGGTTGATGGCATGGACATACAACAAACAAATAGGTGTAAAATGATAGCAAAAATTGGAGGCCGCGCTTATGTATCGGCGTTGATTGATAATAAACAGGTATGGGCATTACCTGGATCAACACCACCAATACGAAACAATATGGGGGAAGTTGTTAATCAAGGATTAATAGTATGTATCGATAATGATGGATTAAAAAAATATGCGGCGAGCGTAGGCTGTAAAATTGTTTATAGTCAACTATAGGAAAAAGTTATTGACTCTATAGGAAAATAATATGTTGCATTTTTGGTTAAAGTCGCTATAATTTATTTGAGTTTAAAAATTAACCAACTAACCGGAGTGAACAAAATGAAAAACTATTTAAAATTAATTGACGACCTGGATGCTACGATAGCCGGCCTTGGCGACGCTCATTTTAAACATCCAACCGTATGGTACGTGACAGACCACACGGGCACAAAACGAGGAAGCCTAAGTGAGTATAAAACAACAATGTGGGGCAAACAGCATTACATTAATGACGTAAAATCAATCCCATTAAACGAGTTTAACGATTACGACTGTTATTTAATGTCGTCCGAATGGCTGGACAGACGCTCTACAGGCGACAGGAGGCTGTGATGAAACTAGAGTACATAATTGCATTGCCGATTATATTATTTATAATAGGATGTTTTTTATACAGCCCTGTATTAGGGGCTGGCATAATAGTACAGATATTTTTAATGTCGATATTTGGTAAATGAAATGAGAGAGGCAGAGCATTGGACAGAGGCAGAGCGTATTGACACGCTCTACAATTTACGTGACAGATACGATACACTAGCATGTTTTAGAGATTTTACATTAAACTCAAACGAACGCGCTAGGGTTGATGTTTTGTACAACCATGCAAAACGAGAGTATTTTGATTTTTTAGAGGAGTTTAACAAAAAATGAACATAATAAAAACATTGGCAATTATTGGATTAGTATCTGTTACATACCAGGCAATGGCCAATGAATACCAGCCGCCCCAGTATGTTAGACCTGAATATCGTCAAACATACACGCAGCAGTACCATCAACAACAATTTGAGACGCTGAGGGATAGTAGGGGTTATAGCGAGCGGCCGCAATACCAGAATCAGCAGTATGACTCGGTTACAACCTGCGTACCAATATACGGCACTGGCGGCATGAGTTGCACAACTAGATAATAACAAACATAAAATAAAGGGCCCGAACTAAGCGGGCTTTTTATGTCATAAATATTATGTTGCATTACAATCAAAAATATGCTAATGTGTATTTATTTGAAATGTTATAATATAACACTAACTATGGCAGACACAGGCAGACCACCAGTAGTATTAACAGACGAACAGGTTATCCAGGTTGAGGCGCTCGCGACTTATCTAAGCATTGAAAGAATAGCTGACTACCTTGAAATATCACGACCAACATTTTATGAAATCATGGAAAGACAGCCTGAGGTTTCTTTACGCTATAAGAAAGGGAAGGCAAAAACAGCTAAAAAAATAACAAAATCATTGATTCAGCAAGGGCTAGAAGGAAATACAGCCGCCCTGATTTTTTATCTAAAAACACAAGAGCGATGGAAGGAGTCAAGCACCGTAGAGCACACTGGCGATATTAATATCACAAACATTACCCGCACGATTATAGACCCAGCAAAATAATGGCCACACTGGACATACCAACAGCTAGGGCGTTTGTGCCATTATTGAAACAAGCCAGGTACAAAGCAGCTTATGGCGGGCGTGGCAGCGCAAAATCTCATTTTTTTGCTGAAATGGTTGTAGATAAATGTGTAGAGAAATCAACGTTTGTTGTATGTTGTCGCGAAACACAAAAATCATTAAAATTTAGCTCCAAACGATTGATTGAATACAAAATAGAAACGCTAGGCGTGGGGCATTTGTTTGAGATACAGGAAGCACAAATCAAGGGTTCGAATGGAAGCCTGATTATATTTACTGGCCTTCAGTCACATACATCAGACAGCATAAAATCCCTGGAGGGCGCCGATGTACTCTGGATAGAGGAGGCGCAGAACGTAAGCCAAACCAGCCTTGACATAGTTAGGCCTACGATAAGAAAAACAGGTTCAGAGATATGGGCGAGTTGGAACCCGCGTTTTTCAACAGACCCAATAGACGAACTATTAAGAAACGATAGCCCGCCTCCAGGTTCAATAGTCGTAAATGCAAATTGGACAGAAAATCCTTGGTTTCCAGAGGAGCTAAAGATCGAAATGGAGTACGACAGGGCGCGCGATATGGACAAATACCTGCATATATGGGAGGGGCAATACCTAAGCAACAGCGAGGCCAGGGTATTTAAAAATTGGACTGTAGAGGAGTTTGAGAGGCCGCGTGGAACCGTGTTTAGGCTAGGCGCAGATTGGGGATTTAGTGTTGACCCTAGTGTGTTGATTAGGGCATCGATAGACGGCAACATACTGTATATAGACTACGAGGCCTATCGTGTTGGCTGTGAAATCGTAAACCTGCCAGACCTGTTTATGTCTGTTCCACAGGCTGAAAAATGGCCAATAACCGCAGATAGCGCACGGCCAGAAACAATCAGCCACATGCAGAAAAATGGATTTCCCAAAATCCAGGCAGCGATAAAAGGGGCTAAATCGGTTGAGGATGGCATTGAGTTTTTAAAATCGTATGACATTATTGTTCACCCACGGTGCAAACATGTCATAGATGAATTGACACTTTACAACTATAAAACGGATAAAATGACAGGAAACATATTACCTATACTAGAGGATAAAAACAACCATTGCATAGACGCTCTACGCTATGCCTGCGAGGGCGCGCGGCGTGCGCAATTTAAAAACGAACTACCTGTGTTTAATCCCAAAATGCTGAGAAACTCTAATTCGTGGGCTAGCAGATAATGAACAAACAAAAAGAAAAAATAGTAGAAGAAGCTCACAAACGGTTTAAAACACTGACTGAGGATTCGTCCGAGATAGCAAATCGCGAATCTTTTATTAGGGATTTAAAATTTGCCAATGGAAACAGTAACAATAACTGGCAGTGGGACGATGATTACAACAGCCAAAACAATAGTAACAACAAATCATCATTACCCAGGGTAACAGTAAACAAAGTGCGTGTCCACAACCGCGCAATCGCAAACGATATAAGGCAAAACAAACCGCAAATAAAGGTTTTAGCAACAGGCGACGGCGCAAACAAAAGGACAGCCGAAATAATTGAGGGATGGATTAGGCATATCCAAAAAATATCAAACTCTGATATTGCCTTTGACACAGCCGCGGATTTTGCTATTGACGCAGGTCTTGGTTATATCAAGGTAACCACAAAATACGTTGACGAAACCAGCAACAAACAAACGCCAATAATAAAATGGGTTCCAGACCCAATGTCTATCTATATGGACATGGGCAAGGAGTTTAACGCAGAGGATTCGATGTATGCGTTTGAAGAAGAGATGATGTCCAAAGAAGATTTTGAGGCAAAATATCCAGAATCAGAAACAAAATCAGACAGCTGGGATTTTAGAACAGTTGAGAATGGCTGGCGAACAAAGGACGAAATTAGAGTAGTAAACTATTACAAAGTTATCGTGAAGCCTGAAACAATTTATTACCTGCCTGACGGTCAAAGCGTAAAAAAGAGCGAACTACCGCTAGAAGCGCTTGATATGGTAAAACAAAATCCAGATATTAAAAAACGCTCAGTCGATACAAAAACAGTCAAATGCTACAAAATAGCAGGCGATGAAATAATCGAGGAATACGATTGGCTTGATAGCACGATTCCAATTGTACCAGTAAAGGGCAATGAAAAAATCATTGACGGCAAAACCGTGCGCAGTGGCAACACAACGTTTATGCGTGATTCACAGCGCATGTTTAATTACGAACTGGCCAATGAGATAGAGTTTAAATACCTGCAAAACAAATCGCCGTATATGGCCCCTCACGCTGCAATCAAAGGGCTAGAGATGTTTTGGGATAATCTACACGAGTCTAGCTATGGCTACATCCCGTACAATCACATTGACAACCTGGGCAACGCTATCCCTGCTCCACAACGGCAGCAGCCGCCAGCATCAAGCACGGCTTATTATGACGGTATGCGCATAGCCAGTGAGAATATACAGGAAACCAGCGGGCAATTTGATGCACAAATGGGGCAGAATGTTAATCAACAATCCGGTGTTGCGCTACAGGCAGTCCAAAACAGAGGCCAGATAAGTACGTTTCAATTTCCTGATAACCTTGCGCGTGCTATGGAACGTGTAGGCAATATCCTGATTAAACTAATGCCTCAATATATAGACGCAGAGGAAATGATACGCATATTGGGTGAGGATGGCAAGGAAAGCGAGGTTTCTGTTGATGTAACACAGGAAGAAGCTTTTTCTAAAAAAATGGATATGCTAACCGGCGAGATAAACGAGGTTTTTAACCCAGGCGTTGGAACCTATTCAATAGATGTCCAGGTTGGCCCTAGTTATGGTACAAAACGTCAAGAGGCGTTTAATGCGCTAACTGAGATTGCGGCGAGAACCCCTGGATTTATGGAAAGAGCGGGCGATATTTATTTTAAAATCGCAGATTTTCCGATGGCTGATAAAATTGCTAAACGGTTTTTACCGCAGGGCGTACAGGATGATGAAATGCCAGAACAGCCGCAAATCCCGCCCGAGATTCAACAGCAAATGCAACAGCATGAGCAGACCATACAGCAGCTTGACGCCACAATACAGGCCATGAGTGCTGACTTGGACAAGACTAAGATTGAATATGCCAAGCTTGAGATTGACAGGTACAAAGCTGAAACAGAGCGCTTGAAGGTACAGCTGGATCATCAACGTGAAACAGCAATACAGGAAAATGAGAATATCAAGGCCGAGATTGATGACATTATCAACACCGAGTTTGCAAGCGAACAACAACAGCCAGAACAAGCGCAGATGCAGCCAGACCAAGGGATGATGCAAGAACAGCCGCAAGGCGACATGATGCAACAACCACCAATTGGTGCACAAAATGACATGGGCTAAAGACGCAACGCATGATGACCCGGCAGATCAGAGGGGATTGCCGGTTAACATATTCTTCAGTGAAACGGGTAACGGCGCAGAACCGCACAGCTATACAGGCAACTACTCGGTAACGCCCAAGGACATTAGCTATATAGTTCCACGCGGTACGCTCGAGGTTAACTCACTGCTTGTCACAATAACAGACGCTACAAGCTTCAACCAGGCAGACTATGGAGCAATAGCGGGCGGTTTGACAAATGGTATTAAGTTTTTTATCGTACTGGCGGGCACAACGACAGAAATTCCGCTATTCGCAGGCCATGTATTCAAGCATAACTATGACTTTCTGGCAATTTTTCACGACACTCTATTAACATCATTCGCAGGCGGGGCACAAACGCTTGCGCTTGAATCAGACCTTAAAAAGGTCTTTGGCATCCCACTAGTTTTACAAACCGGCGACAGGATAATAGTTCGCTTAAACGATGACCTAACCGGTCTTATCTCTCACACATTCGTACTAGGTTGCGAAAGATTTTTAAATAGGTAATATCAATGGCTTTTTCATTAGACGGTACACACGTAATTGGCGGGCAATCACCAGACAGCAATTACTCTGTAACACAAATCCTTGTTGACGCGGCAGGATCAGTGCAAGGCAGTTACGGGACAATAACAGCCGCTCTTGCTGTGATTAGTGGCAATAACGAAAACCGCAGATACGAAATAATCGTTTATCCCGGAACATACAACGAAACGTCAATAGCAACCAAAGATTATGTCGATATCATAGGTGTTGACCGCGCATCGTGCATTATCAATGGTGCACTTGCTGACCTTGCTGCACCTGCTTTAATAGAGGCAACATCAACAATAGATTTTAATAGCACATCACTTTTAAAAAACCTTACAATACGCGCAACTAACCTTCGTTATGCTATCCACACGGATACGCTGGGTGCAGCCGATATGATTAATAGGTTAGATAACTGTATCGTTGAGCATCTTGGCAACCAAGGTGCGCGTACAGCGCAATCCCCTACTCCAATATGGGGTTCAGAAATTGCATGGGCAATTGGCACAAGAGACGGTCAGGAAATAAACATAACAAACTCTGAATTGCGCGGCACTTTATACGGGTTTTCAATTCACAATAACATCGGATTTACAAAAGCCGCAAGAGTTAACATTAGTGGAGCAAAACTAATCGGTACTCTTGAAGCTGTTGGCGCTAATCCTTCAGGTTCATTCAGAGTGCAAAGCCTTGGTTCAGCACTAAAAGATGTTATAAATTTAGAATCATGTGAGCTAGTGGGGCAGATTCACCATGATGATGACCCGTGGCTAGGTGTTGTAACTCCCGGAACTCATATAGAATGGGAAATCAATCTTAACAGCTGCAATCCGGTTTTTTATGAAGTAAGTACTGACATTGCCGGGGACGCAACCACATTGCCGAACTGGAACACTAACAAATATCTTTTAAATAGCTCTGGTGGAACAATATCACGCGGCATGGCGGTGGCATACAATACTGCACATACCAACATACGTAAAATGACAAAAGCTGATATTGCATCATCATTTGCCGGTGTCGCATTAGCTGATATTGCAGACGCAGCATGGGGATATGTTAGTCCCGTCGGCATAGTTGACCCAGTCGTTTTTCTTTCACAAGACGGCTCTGCTACAGGATCACCTGGCTCAAGCTGGGGCATATCCAAAGTAACAGCAGGCCAGTTCTCACTAAATGCCACACCTGCCATAGCTTATAACATCAATACATCTCGCACTCTTTTTGGAACGATCAGAAACGGCTCAGAGTCTGACAACAACTCCAATACTAAATACGGTGCAGGCGCTCTTGGAGCTGCAACAACCACGCTAGGCAACTCTGCATTTGGTACTGACGCGTTAGCTAACGTTGTATCATCAGGCGGCACTCAAAATAACGTAGGTGTTGGGTTAAGGGCTGGCAAATTCCAGGCAGATGGCACAACAGCACTAGGCGGTGCGTTTACATCAGTATTTCTTGGTGCGGATACGAAAGGCGTCAATGCAGTAGCCGGACAAACAGTAATCGGTGCAGGTGCCATAGGGCTTGGTGCAAATACCACAGTTATCGGTGCATTGGCTACAAACTTATCAGTTACCCTTAACGGTGATTTAAAGCTACAAAAAACGGTTACAGCGGCAGGAACTACCGGCGCTCAAACCATTAGCAAACCTACCGGCACGGTAAACTTTGCAGCAGCAGCCGCTTCATTGGTTGTAACAAATACCTTGGTTACAACGTCAAGCATTATTCAGCTTACTGTTGGCACAAACGACACAACAATGAAATCAGCCATAGCTGTTGCAGCAGCGGGTAGCTTTACAATATTCCCCAACGCTAACCCTACCGCTGAAACAAGGGTAAACTTTACAATAACTAACTAATCTATTGACATATAGCATAGGGATGTGCTATAAAGTAACAATAAGGATGTTATAACATAACATCCATCTTTAAACAGTCTTGGCCCTTTGACCATGAGGAATATAAAATGTCCGATGAATTTGAATTACCAGTAGCAGAACAAACAGAAACTCCTGATTTGAGTGATGCAGAAACAGCCGATGAGGCTAATGACGAGGCGATTGACTCAGCCGAAAAAAGTGACGAACAGACAACAGAGTCAGAAAAAAGAGACGATTTACCCGAAGGCGTTAAGAAGAGGTTCAGCAAATTAACTGCCGAAAAATACAGAGCTAAGGCCATAATCGAGAGACAGGCCGAGCAATTAGCGCAATTAACGGAATATGTAAAATCCATTAATGCGAGCGAGACCAGTAATGATGTTCCAGATATAAATGCATTTGTTGAACAACGCGCTCACGAAATTGTGAGCGAACAGGGATTTAACACAAAATGCAATGAAACATTTGATAGATGGTCGCGTGAATTTGGCGATGTTAGCGAGGCGATGGCAGATTTAAGCAGTGTGGGATTGCAACGGGATGTTTTAGAAGCGATTGTCGAATCAAGCGAAAGCCATAGAATTTTACAATATCTGAGCAATGACCTTGATAGAGCTGAGCAATTATCCAGGATGAAGCCAATTAAGGCGGCCAAAGAGCTGGATAAAATCGAGGCCGAAATAAAAAATAGGTCTGCTAAAAAATCAAATGTTTCAAAAGCACCTGCACCTATATCTGATATTAGAGGTAAATCAACAACAACAACTCCCGATTTATCCAAGCCTGAGAATTATTTCGAATGGTTAAATAATGCACGGAAACGGTAATTTATTTTATATAACTACCTGCCAATAGGCGGGCATTTTACAATCAAAGGTTTTAAAAATGGCTAATACATTAAGTTTTATAGACATGGTGGCCCTAGGCTCCCTCAAATACATGCACGAGGAAACTCAGTTCATCAGCAACGTTGACAGGCAATACGATAAATTTTTTGCCAAGGATGGTGCTAAAATTGGTGATACTCTGCGTGTTACATATCCAGTTCAATATTCGACATTCTCTGGCCCGGTTATGACGGTTCAGGACACAATAGAAAGAGAAGGCACTGTTGTTCAAGCATCACAAAAAGGCACTGCGTTTAGATTTACGTCCAAGGAAATGACGCTTGACACAAGCAAACCGAAAGAAGTTGAAGCGTTTACCCGTGACAGAATTTACCCTGCGATGGCACAAATTAGCGCGGAAATAGAGGCCGAAGGCCTTTCAATCTGCACAAAAGCTGTTGCTAATACAGTCGGCACAGCAGGCACTCCGTTAACAACGTTAGAAATACCTGGCCTTGCAAGAGCAAGGTTAAATCAAAAAATCGCTCCTAAAACAGATAGAATCTATATGCTTGATTCTGTCACTATGTCACAAATAGTGAATGGTTCATCCGGTTATTTTAATGACTCTAAAGAAGTTTCTCACGGATTTAAAGAAGGCTTTTACAAGCGTACTTCGATGGCCGACTGGTATGAATGCGAAAAAATGTATGTTCACACCAATGGTTCAGACGTAACCATCTCAACAGACGCGGCCGCTTTAGTTGTTGATGGCTCAGACGTTATTGATTTTCACACCCTTACAGCTGCTCAGGTCGCATTGGGCTCAGTGTTTACCCTAGCTGGCGTTTATGATGTGCATCAAGAAACCAAGTTACCATTGGGCTATTTAAAGCAATGGTCTTTAAAATCAGGCGGCGCAACAACCGGCAGTTCTACATTGTATGAAAAAATCTATCTGACTGGCCCATACAAAAACTGTGGCACAATTACCGGCGCTGATTTAACTCCAGCTGCGTTTAATGCCGCTGTTATGACATTTGTCGGTCTGGCTTCAACTTCATACCGTGAAGGGTTGATGTTTAGCCCTAAAGCCTTTCAATTTGTTTCTGCTCCATTAGCGTCTATTTCGCCTAACCCAGAAGAATTTACAACCAAGAGTTTTGAAGGCTTGAGTGTATCGGTCGCCAGACAAATGGACATCACAAACTATAGACAGGTTTTCCGGTTAGACGTTTTATACGGATGGGCAGCATTACGTCCTGAATGGGCGGTTCGCACCATTGGTTCAGCATTTTAATTAATTTCCCTGCATAACAGCAGGGAATCTATTTACAGGTAAAATATTATGGCAGTAGTAGGCGTTAGCACAATAGCTACAAATTACACACAGTCTGACCCAGTGAGCGCAACAGAACTCACTCAGACATCAGGTCGCGCTCTTAGAATCATTGCACCAGGCGCGGCGACTTATCAACTTAAAAAATCAGAATCAGGCGCATTATGTTTGTTTTCAGAAGTCGCGGTAGCATATACGTTACCTGAAATCAAAGACGCTACAGATTTAGGAATGAGCTTTGAATTTGCAGTGACAACAACCACAACAAGTGCACATTCTGTAACAACTAAAGTTGCAACCGAATTTCTTGTTGGTGTTATTCTTGGCATTAGTGATGTAGTAACCGCAGAGGATGCATTTACAGCAAACGGCACTTCGCACGTTACGATGTCTATGTCTTCAACTACAACCGGCGGTATTGCAGGCGGTGTATTTAGATTCACAGCCGTTACGCTTACTCAATGGATGGTTGACGGTATAACAATGGGATCAGGCACTTTAGCCACTCCATTTAGTTAAAATGTGATATAATTAGGTTCTCTCCAGTTACCCACGGGGCAACTCGTGGGTTTTTTAGGAAATAACAATGCCATTAAAACAAGGTAAATCAAAAAAGATTATTTCACAAAACATAGCTACTGAAATAAAGGCTGGTAAGCCGAAAGACCAGGCTGTAGCAATAGCATACTCCAAAGCAAGGGGGAAAAAGAAATGAAAGACAAATCAAAACCAAAATCTAAACCAGTCGTGGCAATAGTCATTAGCACTGGCAAAAAAACACCAATGGGCAAAGACAAAAAAATGCCAATGCCAATGGGTAAAGGCAAAAAATGTTAATGAGGCATCCGGCATACCCTGATAAGGATATCCCATTTGATGCTATACAAAAATTCACTTCATTAGGATGGTTTAGAGTTATTGATTATAAACCTGTTATTAATGAGCAAATTGTTAAAAAAACAATTGTTAAAACACGTGGACGACCCAGGGTAATAAAATGACAACTTGCGCGGATATTATACTGTTAGCATTAAAAGATATTAATCTGATTGACGAAAACGAAACACCATCAGCATCAACGCTGGCCGACGCATTTTCGACTCTAAAGCAAATGTTGTCTATATGGCAGGTTGACGGGAACAGCATTTACGCTATTCAGGATGTTACATTTGCTCCTACAGGCGCATTGTCATATACCATTGGCATAGGCGGCGTTGTAAGCTCTGTTGCCAGGCCGGATGATATTCGGTACTGTTATCATGTTATTGATGGGTTGAGCTATCCAATGCTTGACAGGCTATCAACAAGGGAGGAATACGAAAGCATTGGATTAAAAACATTAGCTGGGATTCCCTATTGTTTTTATTATGAAAAATCATTCCCGACAGGCACGCTGTTCATATACCCTCAGCCTACTACCGGAACAATACATTTCGGAATAGATGTTCCATTTACCAGCTATACAGCAGCCGCGAATGATTTATCGCTGCCGGCAGAGTATGATATGACCATCAGGTTTAATCTTGCAGCCATATTAGGCGATACAATGGGTGTGGGAGTGCCTGAAAAGGTTGAACGGTTGGCGCGGGAAACAAAACAGGTCATGGAAAGGAATAATTTAAAAATTCCTAGAAACACATCCAGACACTACATATCAAAAGAAGCACGATTCAATGGGTACATATAATGGCAGCGCTAAACGCACTCAGTAGTCTACAACGTCAACACGGCTACAATCAACAAGCCTCATTAGGGACGTGGGCGGGGAACGCACAGCATAAAAACCTTTTACCTGGGTATAAAAAGCCATTACCTATAAATAATAGAAGCGTTGGGACAGGCCCAGCAAGGCCATTGCCGCCAGGATTATCGACAAGGCGAGCTCCTGTAATTATCCCACAAAAAAAACCAATGATGGCTAGTCAGGGGTGGTCAGAAACAGGCCCAGCAAGGCCTAATTATGAACAAACCAGATACCCTATCATGAATAACACACAGGGTTTGCAAATAGGAGGCAATCAGCAACAGGATTTTTATAACCTGCTACAAATGCTAATGCGTGGCGGCAATCAATCAGGAGTACGCTATTAATGCCAAACAGAATAGACGGTGATTTTGGAATAACAGGCGATAGCGTAAACGCATTGATTGGGCTATTAAAACAGTCGCGGTTAGGACAGGGCATATCATCGGCTATTGATGATTATGGGCAGCTCAGTGAGGCATACCCTAATTTCAATAAATTTGCCGGGTCATTGAGAGACAATATAGACAAACATATCCCCACACAACAGGATTTTGAGTCGCCAGAGGCAATGAGCGAATGGTCACAATCAGCTGCCCTTAACGCTCCAATGGCATTAGGTGCAGGTGCAACTGACGACATAATGTCGATTGTAAATAGATACATTGGCGGGCCTGAAAAGGCAAAATACCCAGGCGTTGACCCGCGAAATTACCTTGGGGACGCTCCTATTATGCCAGGCATGGGCACAGGTTCGCGCACGGATGTCGCTGTTGGCGGGGCTATCCCAAACGGGTTTAACCGGGCAATTGGTGGGCGCGACATGCCTGCCAACATGCCGGCACAGAACAGAAATATGTTATCTGATTTAACGTATAGCGGAAACCGCAATAGATGAAAAAACCAATACCAATTCTCGGGTTAGGCGCACAGTCACGCAGTAACAGCGTTACCGCTCAACGCAGATTAAATTGTTATGTTGACCAATCTGACGATAAGGGCAGTATTGTTGCGTATGGGCTCCCAGGGTTAACAGGCTGGTTTTATTCAGGCGCGTCGCCTATACGTGGAATATACCCGCTAGGCGATTACATTTACATCGTAACTAATAACTCTGTTAGCCGTATAAACATAAACACGATGGTTCAAACGGTTTTAGGAACCATTTCTACATCAACAGGATTTGTTAGTATTGCGGATAATGGATTACAGGTTATGTTTGTCGATGGATCAAATGGATATATTTTTACTCTAGCAACGCTTGCCTTCGTACAGATAACAGATGTTGATTTCCCCGTAGCTCCTGTAACAGTTGTATTCCAGGATAGTTTTTTTATCGTTAACGATGGCGGGACTAAACGTGTTCAATGGTCGTCCAGTTATAACGGGTTGGCGTGGAATGCACTAGATGTAATTGCTAAGGAAAGTTTTTCAGATAATGTTGTTAGAGTGGCTAGCAATGGAGGTTATCTCTATCTGTTAGGCGAAAACAGCGTAGAGGCTGCCGCAGGCAATCCGGCAACTGGAGCATATCAACGGATTAGCGGCTTAACGGTTGAACATGGTTTGGCAGCTGTTCAATCCCTTGCAAAAATCAACGATCAGCTGTGTTTTTTGTCGGTTAACAGACGCGGCGAATGCGCTGTTTCAATTTTATCAGGCGGTTCGATATCTCATGTATCTACTAGCGACATTGATAACATATTAAACAGTTACACGACAGTAAGCAATGCTACAGCGTTTAGTTATTCGCTAAACGGGCATGAAATGTATCAAATTAATTTTCCAACAGCTAACGCAAGCTGGTTATATGATGCAACAATGCAAATATGGAGTGAGGTAGAAAGCGGAGGCGGGCGGCACCTAGCTGACAGGGCAGCAATGGTTATTAACTCGGCCTATGTCGCTAGTTACACAGACGGTTGGATTTATTTTCTAGACAAAAACTCATATTCTGACAATGGGCAAGCAATAGCATTTGAATTGGTAGGCAAGCATTTGTTTAATAATCTAGAGCGAATTGCTTTAAAAGAGATACAAATAGACTGCGAAACTGGCGGTACGCTATTAGCATCAGGTCAAGGCAGTGACCCGCAAATAAATATCGGAATCAGCAACGACGGCGGCAGGACATGGCGTGATAGTTTTGTCACGATGGGCAAAATTGGCGAATACACGGCCAGGGCACGGCGTTACAGGTTGGGCACTGCCAGGGATTGGATGTTTAGAATTAGAATAACTGACCCCGTTAAACGGGTTATAACTGGCGCATACGTTGACGCAGGATAAAAAATGCAATATCCACCATTAAAAACAGATTTTGATTCTATCGGATGGCAGTTTTGGTTTGATAGATTGTATTTAAAGTTTAATCAACATGGCACAACAGCACAACGGCCGGTAAGCGTCGAAATTGGCGACCAATACATTGACGAAACACTAGGGTTTCCAATTTGGGTACTATCGGTATCACCCACGGTTTGGGTTAGGTATGATGGGACGGTTGTTTAATGCAATCAATAATTGAGTCACAAGAAGATAAAATACAGTTTATAGAGCGCAATCAGGACAAGATTGATCAGGTTGGCTGTGATGTTAGGCATACATTCGCCCCCGGCATTTGCATCCGGGAGGTTCACATGAAGGCCGGCTCATACATCATAGGACACAGACACACTACCGAGCATACAAACATCATGATATGCGGGCACATGCTATTACAAAATGATGCTGGCGGTTGGGATGAATTGATAGGGCAGGCCATGTATGTGGCTAAACCAGGTCGAAAAGTTGCGCAGATACTTGAAGATGTCGTATGGCTTAACATATTCCCAACTGAAAGTCAAGACATAGACTGGATAGAGTCAACCTTCCTTGACAAAAGCGAGGCATGGCAGGAAGGAGCGCAGGAAGTTAAGCAAGCACTGTTACCAGTCGGAACAAAAAAACGGCTTCCAAGCGGAACATACGGGTTTAAAATAGTAAACAACGAGGTAATTTGTTTACATACTATCAACAAAAATGATATAATCGGGCATGTATTAGAGGACGGCTCAATGAGCATATTAGCAGAAAACATAAAACATTCAGACAATCCAAACGCTAAAATATTAGGAAATGACATCATTGCAATTACTGATATCTCTGGGTGTATTGGCGGCCTAGATGGAGATAAAATTACCATAGGAATAGTATTATGAGCGCAGCCGCCATAGCAATAGGAGCAGGAGCAGCCGTATCAGCAGCTGGAAGTATAGCATCTGGTCAAATGCAAAAAGGAGCAGCCGGCAAAGCAGCCAAAGCGCAGGGTAAAGCATCACAAAAAGCAGCGCAAACTCAAGAAATGTGGGCGCGTTATGCTAATCAGGTTGCTGAGGAAAACTTGGCTAGACAAAAAGCCGAGGATGTAAAATATACTCAACAATCTCGCTCTGACATGGGGCCATACGCACAGGCTGGCATTAACTCATTAGATCAGTTAATGGGACGCATTCAGCCGCAACAAGCGCGGGCGGCCATACCAGAGAGCGGCACAAATCCACAGGAAGCGGCTAGAATAACAGCTGAATGGGACGATGTTAGAAATAGATATGATGCAGGCAATAAGGCCATATCTGACGCAAAAGCTGCCCTAGATCAGGCGGCACCAACTGGCAACATGCAGGCCATATTACAAGCGCAACAAAACTATGTTAACGCTCAAAAATCAGTTGAGGCAATAAACGCAGACTATTGGAACAAAAAAACACAGTTTACCAGCATCCAGCCATACCAGGCGGCGCAGGCGGCAATCACGCCTGAACAGGAAAAAGCGGCAGAACGAGACTCAATGGTTCGTAAATTTGATGCTGAGGATTTTAGT